ATAAAGCATATTTCAGTTTAACTGATAACATGTTGAGTTCATCCCTCGGTAACATTCAGGTTCCACAAGGATCCTCAAGAATCTCTAGAGTAGATTGTGCATTTGACACAACTAACGCTAAAGGTTATCAAGTAGTATGTAGATTACTAGGTTCTAATATGTCAGAACAAAACTTTACTATTATGGGAATAGCTGGTGATACTGCCGACGCAGCCGCAGCCGTTGGATTTAATACGGTGCCAGTCGCTTTCCCTCTAGCCGGAGTTAATAACATAGATTTGCAAATAGCCATACAATTCGCTGCCGGTGGTAGTGCTTCGGCTTCTAGCGGATCCGTGACGCTTTATTTTGAATAAGCATGGCTAAAGAGAAGATAGCTTCTAACGCCCAATTTAGTGGCACTGGCAAAGGTCTTGTATATGTTAAAGATTTTTGTTATGCTTACAGTGGTGCCATTACGGTTTCGGGAACGGATGACGTAGCTTTAGACTTTAGCACTGGTAAACATGTTATAGATGCTAAACTTATGATTCAATACCTTCAGGCTTCCTCTGATGGTGACGACGCTTACGTTACTGTAGAATTAAACGGTGAGGATGTTATTGGTTCATTAGTAGGTGCTAATCATGGAGGCGCTCAACCTGACTTTAGCCCTAATAACTGGATACCAATTATTATACCTCCATTAAGTAGAGTGAGAGTTCTATTTACTATGTTAAGCGGTGGCGGTAGTATTGTTTTAGGATCTAATGTTACTGGTAGAGTTTACGAATGAGCCTGGCGCCAAGTCTAAGTGTATCACGAATTAAAGAGGGTTACATCTATGGGTGGAGTGGAACTGAAAGTCTTACCAGTTCTGCTTTAACTCTCCTCGATTATACAAACCCGTCAGAGTTCTTTTTAACCAGGGTAATGCTTGGCATTGATTGGACTTCTATGGCCGTGGGTGAGACCTTATCCTATACTTTACAGGTTGACGGTCAGGGTTTGTTTACCGAGAAGATCGTAATAGTAGATTCTAATCTTGGAGTACAACCTAAAATGATTGAATTTGTTATCCCCCCTAATAGTTCGGTAAGCGTTAAAGCTACTCAGAGTGGCAATAATGGGTCTATTTCGTGTATCTTAACTGGTTATAAAGTATGAAATTACCTAATAGTCAGAAAGATGTTGAGGAATTAATGAAGAATATAGATTGGACTAGAACGTTTCAGATTATAATACCACTATTTCAACCTATAATAATTGGTGGTTTATGGTTAGTAGCTTGTAGATTTGATAAAAAAGCGGATGCAACTGCTAAATTTATTGCTATAGCGGAATCAATACCAACTATAGACCTTAATTTACCAAAGGCCGTTGTTTTAGCTTCTCTTTATCATTCAATAGATGAAGCTCTAGATATGCTTAAAGAAGTTATAGAAGCCCTTAAGGATCTTGATTTACCAACAGCTCCCGAAATTATAGACGCTGCTAAAAAAGAAATATTAGAACCATTAAAGCCAATAGTAGAACCAACTAAGGATACCATATCAGCTTTAGCGGAATGTCATGCTAATGCGAAAAAGAATTTACCTTATGGTTCATTTTATATTTTAGGCCCAGCTTGGATTACTTCTTGTATGGCTCAAAAAGGTTTTACAGTTAGTGCAAGTTGGGTAAAGGATGAACTTGGACTATGAACGACGAGCAGTTCCTTATTGTTTGGATTATGAGCTTTTTATTATACTTACTCATTTATACATTTTGGATACCGTTAAAGACTCAGAAAAAGATTGAGACGTGGTTGTTAAGTAAAGAATCTGACGAAGCACTTAACGAAGGTCTTGAAGTTATTGTAAGAAGTATAAGAGAACAAACGTTAAAAGATTTTGAGGAATTTATGCTACCTCGAGCTAGAGAGAGCCTTCAAAAATTTTGGTCTGGAGCTATGGGTAATGCCGCTAAAGAATTGGGGAAAGGTGAAGAAGGATCACAATTAAGTTTATTACATAATATGACAAAAGATTTAAGCGGACAACCTTGGTATGTCCAAGCAGCCGCCAGTAAATTACTTCCAATCATCGAAAATGCATCAAAGACGCAAAAGGTCGCAGTAGATACGGTATCAAAAGGCATGGGATTACGCGAATAACCCACTTTTAAGCCACAATAAGACACCCTATCTACTACTTTCATACAATCTACTCCCTTATCCTAAACTCAGGCCCTACCTCGGCGGCACTTGTAACACTTTATCACATAAGCGGATGCACTACCACGCATACAGCTACAGGTCATTGTTCTTCTCTCACAATAGTTTCCATTCTAGATCTAACTATATCAACTATGTCTTTCGAAAAAAGCATAACGATTTTAGATAACTGTTGTTGGTATTCTCTTTCGGTCACTTTTTCTCCATACTTTCGATTCTTAAACCATATCCTAAAGCCTTTGAATTATCAATTCTATATACCAAGTCAAATTCTTTTGCTTTTAAACCCCCGTCTGTAATCCATTGGTCTAAAGTAGTCCCGAGACCTGCCCTTAGTATGGTTTCTGTATCACATTGACCATTATAAAACTCACTAGAATGTTTCATAAGATAAACGTTGATCCCTAGGTATGTTCGTTCAATTCCTTTCGAGTCGGTCCACTTGAAGTCTGGGTCTACTCCACCGACGAAGCGTAAGACGGCATGTTCACCGTCTCTTAATGCAAAACTCTTAACTTTTCGATATGCTGCTAATAGGTCACTCATCAGACTTTAGTAGAGGAATGGGAATATAAGTAATTGTGTAGTAGATATGTTTATATAATGGATTTAGGTATAATCATTTAATGGTATTACGAGCAAAGAGAGCTAAAAACGGTAGGATGATGTATTTTTCAGATAACAAACTTATCTCTAAAGCACGTTATCAAGCTGCTACAAGTCGTTCATCAAAATCAACTAAGCGATCCGTTGCTCGTAAGCCCTCTAAAAATGGAGTTAAAAAAATGAAGAAATCATTACCTCACCCGTCAGTTACTGGTATGGCTAGCGGACTTGCTATAGCAGCATACCTAAACGCAGGAACATCAACCACAACCTCAACTGGTATAGCCGGAGTAAGAAACGTTACCACTATGGGTGATGGCGTGGTTAAAGATATTGCAGATGGTCAACTAGGTAAAGCATTTGATACTTTATCAAGTAACGCCATTAACATGATCGCTTCCGATGCTGGGAGAAAGACATTAGTTACTGCCGGAGGAATAGCAGCTTTAGGTGCTTTTGCTCGTCGTCAGTTTCCACAACTAAAACTCGGAGGAAGTAAACTTTACTTCAGACTATAAACATGGCCACAACAATCACACGAACATTTGACGCAACGCCTACCGATAAAGCATATTTCAGTTTAACTGATAACATGTTGAGTTCATCCCTCGGTAACATTCAGGTTCCACAAGGATCCTCAAGAATCTCTAGAGTAGATTGTGCATTTGACACAACTAACGCTAAAGGTTA